TCAAAGATTGATACGGCGATGCGAAAAGCATTCCCAGAAAGGTTCGACGATGTTGAGCCCGAAAAGGAAGAAGCGCCCCGCCGTAACAGAAACGTTGTAGCACCTGTACAACGCACCTCCGCACCGAAGAAAATTCGGTTGACGCAAACGCAGCAAAACGTAGCCAAGCGGTTAGGAATACCCCTTGAGCTGTACGCTAAAAAACTGGCTGAATTGGAGAACCAAAATGGCTGAAAACCGACTCCCCCGCGACGTTGATAGTCGTGAACGTAATGTACGTCCCCAAGCTTGGAAACCACCGGAGCTTCTTCCGGAACCTGCCAAGCAACCGGGTTTTGCTTACCGCTGGATTAGGGTTTCAACATTGAACAAGGCGGATCCCCGTAACTATTCTGCAAAATTGCGTGAAGGTTGGGAACCCGTCAAACTCTCTGAACAGCCCCAGTTCGAATTGCTTATTGATCCCGATAGTCGTTTCAAAGACAACATCGAGATCGGTGGTCTCCTGCTTTGCAAAACGCCCGAAGAGTTTGTTGACCAACGTAATGAATATTACGCCAACCAATCCCGGTCACAGACTGAAGCAGTGGACAATAACTTTATGCGCCAGAGTGATGCTCGTATGCCCCTCTTTAAAGAGAGAAAATCCGAGACGACCTTTGGTAAAGGCAAATAATTTTTGGAGCTAAACATGGCTTATCCTACCGTTGAAAAGCCCTACGGGCTACTGCCGATCAATTTGATCGGTGGGCAAGTCTACGCTGGGTCAACTCGTTACATGCCCATTCTCTCCGGTTACGGCGCTAATATTTTCTTTGGCGATCTCGTTAAGCGTGTGGCGAATGGTACTGTCGAGAAAGACACCGGTACTACTACCGCTACGCCTGTTGGCGTATTTATGGGTTGCACGTTCACCAGCCCCGTTACCAAGCAGAAAGTATTCTCGCAATACTGGCCCACTGGTACGGTTGCTTCTGACGCGCAAGCTATTGTTGCTGATGATCCCGATCTGCTGTTTAAAGTTGCTGTCGTGTCTGGCACGACCGTGATGGCTGCTGCTGGCGGTTCTATCGTTGGTAATAACGCTGCATTGGTTCAGAACGCTGGTTCCACCAACACGGGTGATTCCGCTGTTGCTGTGACTGACTTCGCTACAACCAATACGTTGCCTATTCGTGTGATCGACATCGTTCCTGATTCGGTTGTTTCGACTTCTGCTGTTGGCTCCACCTCTGGTTCCAGCACGACCGTGACTTTGACTGCTGCTAACCCAGCTATCAAGAAGTTTATGGCTGTGTCCGGTACGGGTATTGCCGCTGGCACGACTGTTGCCGCAATCTCTGGTACGACGCTTACCCTGTCCGCTGCCGCTGACCTCACTGCTGTTGCTCTGACATTCTCAGGCGCTCAGGAAGTTATCGTTAAGTGGAACTTCGGTATGCACCAGTACGAAACCGCAACCGGCGTTTAATAGGAGCTAAATCATGGCAATTTCACGCGCACAACTACTGAAAGAGCTGCTCCCCGGCCTGAACGCCTTGTTCGGTATGGAGTATGCACGTTATGGTGAAGAGCACAAAGAGATCTACGAAACCGAGACCTCTGAGCGTTCTTTTGAAGAGGAAACCAAGCTGTCTGGCTTCTCCGCCGCTCCGGTGAAGAACGAAGGCGCTGCCATTGCTTATGACAATGCGCAGGAAGCTTGGACTGCTCGCTACAACCACGAAACCATCGCTCTGGGTTTCAGCTTGACCGAAGAAGCTATTGAGGACAACCTCTATGACTCTCTGTCAGCTCGTTACACCAAGGCATTGGCTCGTGCCATGTCCTACACCAAGCAGGTGAAGGCTGCTGCTGTCCTGAACAACGGCTTTAACGCTAACTTCGCCGGTGGCGATGGCGTGGCTCTGTTCTCGAACGCACACCCTCTCGTGTCTGGTGGTACCAACAGCAACGTTCCCTCTGTGGCTGCTGACCTTAACGAAACGTCTCTCGAGAACGCCGTTATTCAGATCGCTGCTTGGACTGACGAACGTGGTCTGTTGATCGCTGCACGCCCCGTTAAGTTGATCATCCCGTCTGCTCTCCAGTTCGTTGCTACCCGCCTCCTCGAGACGAAGCTTCGTGTTGGTACTGCTGATAACGATATCAACGCTATCGAGAACAACGGCTCGATTCCTGAAGGCTACACCATCAACCACTTCTTGACCGACAGCAATGCTTGGTTCATCAAGACGGATGTGCCTAATGGAATGAAGCACTTTGTTCGCACCCCCATGTCTACTGGAATGGACGGCGATTTCGATACGGGCAATGTACGTTATAAGGCAAGAGAGCGTTATTCATTCGGCTTCTCAGATCCTCTGGGCATGTATGGCTCGGCTGGGGCTTAAACCCTTATAAATCAAGCCTATACGGTTGATTGGAACCCCACTTCGGTGGGGTTTTTCTTTGTTCAACGGTGTTCTTTCCGGGGCTTTATACCAAACATAAATACCCCCCAGTTACAGTAAAGTTTTGTCTGTTATAAAGTGTTTATTCGTGTGGTTCTGTTAGAAAGTTGTTGCGTCCGCCATAAAGTGATTGTACAATTACTTATCACTAAGGGAGAACATATGCGCAACATGACAGCTAGAGCAGCCGCCAAAGCGGCAGGAGAAAAAACATATACAACTGGGGCACCCTGTAAAAATGGGCATACATCTCCTAGGGCCACAGTATCTGGGTCGTGCTTACAATGTACTGCTGAGGCTGGAGAACTATGGAAAGTACGTAATCAACATAAATTACGTGGATATTCTGCGGCGTATAAAGCTAAAAATCGAGAAGTTGTTTTAGAAAAAGACAGACTGTTAAAAGCACGTAAGCGAGCAGAAAACCCAGAGCAACACAAGTTAAATTCCTTGGCGCAGTATCGAGAACAAATGAAGTCACAGGGTAAGTCAGTTCGTGATGGCGGAAGGTTGTCTATTACAGAACTTGTCTTGCGGTTACAAGAGCAGTACAGCGGTAAGTTGCTGTACCTCGGTGAATACAAACACATGAACACCAACGCCACGTTTTTGTGCACAATACACAACAATCCTGTAGCTGCCCACCCCCATAATGTTTTACGTGGCGCTAACCCATGCCCCAAGTGCAATCATATGAAATCTGCTGGCGAGGCTGAAGTGGCTAAATTTTTATCCATCTTTACTCAAGTTGTTCAGCGGGATCGTACTGTTATCGCCCCCAAAGAGCTGGATATCCTTCTTCCGCAACATAATCTTGCAGTTGAATATTGTGGGATGTATTGGCATAGTCATGGTGACGCAGTGCAAGAACGTATGAATAGACACAAGCATAAAGAGAAGTTTGATTTATGCCAAAAATCTGGGGTTCGTTTACTCACTGTGTATGAAACAGAATGGCAAGAGCGTAAACCCGCAATTAAACGTTTGCTGCGTAACGCTATAGGCAAGTCCCACGGAAGGCTCATGGCGCGTAAATGTGAGTTACGAAAAGTTGCCCCCCAAGAAGCTTCGGCGTTCTATGATAAATACCACCCGCAAGGAGGGGCTGGTACTGGGGAGCATTATGGACTGTATTGGAATAGCAAGCTTGTTGCTTGCATGAGGTTTGTTCTTGGCGCAAATGATCGTGGAACAGCTTCCAAACGTGTCTGGACTTTGGGACGATACGCAACGCGCATTACGGTTGCAGGCGGGGCCTCTAAGTTATTTAAGGCCTTTTTAAGCGAATACCAACCAAGTGAGGTTAAGTCTTTTTCTGATAACCGTTATTTTGCCGGTGGTATGTATGAGCAACTTGGGTTTGAGATGGAAGAAGAGGTTGCACCAGACTATCAGGTATGGAGTGTGAAACTTGGTTTACACCCAAAGTCCCACTACCAACGCCGTGCGTTACCTCAACGGGTAAAAGACCATGGCGTACAGGATACATTTGATCCTAAAAATGACCCACGTACTGAACGGGACATGACTTATTTACTTGGGGCAAGGCGCATATTTGATTGTGGTAAGAAACGTTGGGTGTGGAAATCCAACAAACTTAACGTATAATAAGTACCCACGTCGTAGTACTCGTGGCCCCCACTCACAAGGTGGGGGTTTTCTTTTTAAGGTACTCTTCGTGGTGGTGGATGCGGTGGCAGTTGGCGCACAGGACGATGCACTTTTTTAGTTCTTCTTCCAACGCTTTGTAAGCGTAGTTTCTTAGCAGTACATGGACACGTCGATTGGTTTTGGATTTGACTACGTGGTGAAAGTCTAGCGCTGCTGGATGAGAGAAGCCACAATGGACGCACTTCAATGTGCTTTTAAACTCTCTCCACTTCTGCATCTGCCCCCTTCTTGCTGCGTACACACGTTTTTTATATGCCTCCTTGTTCTTCTCGTAGTGTGCTTTTGACGCTGCGGACTGCTTTTTTGGGTCTTTGTACGGCACGCGCTTTTTCTCCAGCTATGTTCAACCGCCAGTAACTACTGTGCTTCCATGCCCATGGAATTGATGGAGTGTACATACGGAACCCTAAGGAAATCAAGCTATTTGCGCTTGCTGGGTTATTCGTGGTATCTGTAATCAACCAAGCCCAATTCAATTTACGCGCTTTCTGGATGCGGACACGGATCAGTTTTTTCTGCAGTCCATGGCCTTGGTATTCTTCAAGCACACCCGCACGGCACATGTATCCAGTGTCAATCCACTGTGCTGAACGCACCATACCAGCGAACCCAACAGGCTTACCGTCTTCAGCGTATGCAATCCACCAATGACCTCGGTCAATCTTCATCGGAACGTCGCCGGGCAAGCATTCTCGTTGCAAATACATCAACAGATCGACGTATTCTTTTTTGCGTAAATCAACGTAGCGGACAGTAAATTTCATGGCGGCACCCTGTTTTTTATTAATTTATACCAGATTAAGGTTGCGCGATAACATATTTACGTGTATAAATGAGGCATGTCTGGGGAACCCCAGTCCTATAGACCGACCCAGCGGACGATGCAGAGACTATAGGACAATGTACTGCATATACAAGGAACTGCTATGGCCCGCACCTCGTTTTCTGGCCCAGTCGCTTCAGCCAATGGTTTTGAAGGCGCTATCACTGGCCCTGTTACCGCTACCACGATCTCCGCTTCTGGCAACGCTACGTTGTCTGGCACCGCTAACGTCATCATCATCCCAACGGTTGACCCCGG